TGTCAACTTTGACCCCTCACAATTCAGGTCAAAGGAGTGGGAGAGATACCATGTGGAACCACATGAGTTCAACACTCTTCTAATATATGAAGGTAAACTATGGCATTCGCCATACTTCAGACAGGGTGGATGGGATACAAACCGTCTAACCTTCAATGCATTTCTCCAATAAATAGTACACTTATCATTCTAAAACATGGACGCTGAAACAATGGTGAAGGATTTCACCGATCAATTAAAAGACCAGAAAGCAACAATCGTTGAAATGGAAAAGCAACTTGCTACTCGTAAAGAGCAGGTGCTGAGATTGGAAGGTGCAGTAGAAGCACTTAACATGACACTCAAGAAACCTGAAGAAGAAGATGCCCCTACAGAATAAAGCTTCATCGATAGGAACCTCAAGTGAACTCCGTAAGCAGGAGCACGTAGATTCTTTCCAGTATGACATACCCTTCAATGGAAAAGTAGAAACTATACCATATAAAGTTGGTGAGTTCTATGATACTAGACCGATAATAGCCATTGGGACTACACAGAATGTTTACGGGCATTCATATCATCTTATAGTGGAAAGGGATAAGACACATCTCAGAACTAAGTTTCAGTTTGACCACAAACATGATTTGAAGTTCTCTAAGCCTGTGGAAAGGATGGGAGGTAAGCAATCCGAAGCTGAAATTCAAAAACTTTTACTGAAGGCTGAATAGAAATTCACTTTCATATTTCAAATAACCCGAAAAAATTTTTCGGGTATTTTTTTGCGTGTAGGATTTGGGCTAAATAGATCTGAAGGATTATAGTGCCAATTAGAATGAAGCGTGTAGTCGTAAGGGTCGCTGATAATTATAGTTTAGACCAAGCAGCTGCTGGTATCCTAAACGTATATGGTTATCTTACCTTTGTAGAATCCTACGAAAGTTTTTCAATCATATCTTTTGATTGTCCAGAGAAGTATGAAACTGGGATGATCGAGAGGTTGAGAGCTCTTTCTGTGGTCAAGAAAGTAACATGGGATGAGAAGAAGTTCTCATGTGATCCTGTAGATACAGGTGCTTTGCAAGTTTCCACTAGTGGATCAACTGCAACAAACACAACTGGTGAGACAAATGCTCAATCCAATACTAGAAATATAACAGGTAGTGGAACTGGTACCATATATGTAAAGGTACAGAACATCTCAGGTTCTAACTACTACACTTTCTCATCAAGTCAAGGCGGTACATACTCAAGATATAATAACCAATCTGGTTTCCTACAAGGAGCCACATATACATTTGATCAGTCTGATTCATCAAACACTGGTCATCCATTGAGATTTTCAATAACTCCAGACGGAACTCATACCACTGGTGGTGCAATAATGTCCACAGGTGTTACTGCAACTGGTACACCAGGTCAAGCTGGTGCAGAAGTAGAAATAGTTATTGGTACATCCACACCTGCTATCCTCTATTACTATTGTACTGCTCATTCTGGAATGGGTAGATTTAGAGCTATACCTGATGGGTTTGGTACAATTAACGTACATGATTACTGGCACTTAGATAGAATATCAAAACAAGACAGGCAATATTTAAACGGTCAATTTAGTTACAATCAGTCAGGTGATGGTGTTGACATCTATATTCTTGACACAGGTGTACGAGGAGCAAGTAGACCAACTGGTAACAACGCTGGTTTACACCCAGAACTATATGACCCAGACTTTGTATCTGATCTAAACGGTACTTCAGAGCAACAGAACTATAGGGTATATGAGGTCACTGGATATACATCACCTTATTCTACTAACGAAGATGATAATGGTCACGGTACTTACTGTGCAATTATGTCAGCTGGTAGAACAGCAGGTGTCTCTAAGAACGCAAAGATATATGCATTGAAGTGTTTTAACTCTGGTCTATCAGGATCTTATACTGATATACTAGGTGCATATCAGGCAGTCATCAATCACAATGATAGTGGACATGCCAACTATAAAGGTAATACTAGACCTGCTATTATTAACTCATCCTTTGGTCCTACCATACCAACTGAATCATATCCATACGTTGAACTCAATGATAGTGGAGATGACACTGGAACTGATGAGGAAATTCTAGATGATATAGAAGGTACTATTGCTAGTACTAACAACCTGATAGTAGTCAGGTCTGCAGGTAATGGTTTCAAGAATGCTAGTGATGCATTCGCTGGACCTATACAAGCGAAGTGTATTGCTGGTTCTAGAACTGCTGGTTATGCAGACAACTCTACAGGTGGTATAAACAATGTAGATACAAACCAGAATAAGATATGTGTTGGTGCATCTGAATATAATGACAGATGGGCAGACTTCTCTAACTATGGTGCAGGTGTAACTACAGTAGCACCAGGTGCTAGATTACTTACACCACAGTATGACTGGACTGCTAATACTCCATATACAAACACAGCAAACTACACAGTCATTGCAGGTACATCATTCTCTGGTCCTCTTGTAACTGGTATAGTTGCAGCATGGGCTGGTAAGAATGGATACACATTAAGTACAAACAATTTAACTGGTCTTGCTAAGACCTTTATTAGAACTGGTGGAGTCTCAGGAGATATCACAAGAGGTGCAACAGCAAACTATCCTGTTAACAGTATTGATGATAGAAGACTTATAGACAACCCATTTGAAACTTTAAATGGATCTTCATTCCTTGTAGTTAAATTTGACCCTGCTGATTCATCACACTTCCTAGGTAATGTTGGTAAGAAATGTCAGTTAAGAACTAGTGGATCAACTGGTTCTATGACAGTAGGTGGTATTGATATTGCTGCATTGTCTCAGAGTGGGTGGTTAACCATTCAGGCAGAGAGTGCTGTTAACAATACTATTACTGTACAGAACACATCTAATGCTACTGCTGGTACAACTGGTGGTGGTACTGGAAACTATCTTGCACTTGTAGACCCTGAAGGTAAAACACATGAAAGTATTGATGGTGTCGTTGCTAGATCAGTAACCTTAAGATCTCAAACAGATACACAGGAAGCTGCTGGTACTGGTACATATACTAATGTAATCTACTACCCATTAGATAGTGGTGTTGATTTCAAGTATGATGAAACTGGTCCTTCACTAACCACTAAGCGTGGTGTGTTCTTCCCATATATTGATACAAGTGTTACTTGGGCAACTGGTGCTGGTTCTGTAGGAACCTTTACAAATGGTCAGAGCATTAACATTGACCTTGGTTTAGCAGGATTAACATTTGCAAATGAACCAACCTTAGAAGCATATACTCTCAGTGGAGATAGTATAGCTGCATCTGGATTGGGATTAGATACATCTACAGGTGCTTTGAGTGGTACTGTAACAGCTGACTATCTAGATACAACATTCAATTTCACAGTAACTGAAAACACTACTGGTAATGCGAGATCATATTCATTCCTAACAACAGGTACTGGTGTACTTGTTAATATTACACAACAACCAACCGCACAATCTGTTGAAGCAGGTTCTGGCAACACTGCCACGTTTGGTCCTGTATCAGGTATTAGTTCTGATGGATCTACAATTATATTCCAATGGGAAGTATCAACTAATGGTGGAGCTGGTTGGTCTAACGTTTCTAACAGTGGTGGATACAGTGGTGCAACCACAAACACACTGACTGTAGATGATGACTATGCAAAGGATGATTATCAGTTCCGTTGTAAGATGGATACATCCACTGCGGTACAACCTTCTTATACTAATGCGGTTGCATTAACAGTATTCAGAACGATTACTATAAGTAATCAACCAACCAATCAACAACCCATGGCTCCTGCAACTGCCACATTTACAGTAGTACTGCAGATTCTGCGACAGTCACATTCCAGTGGGAGAAATCTGAGAATGGCGACGGTACGAACTATACATCCGTAGGTGGTGCTACGTCAGCTTCCTATACCACAGCTGCTACAACCTATGATGCTGACTATGGAGATTACTACCGTTGCGTTCTTGATGCTCCTGGAGCGACTCCTGTCACCAGTAGCGTCGCTAGGAATCTAGTTCAAAGAAGTATTAATATAACTGCACAACCAACTAATACAACTGGTGCAGTTGGTGGAACAGAAAACTTTGGTGTTGCTGCCAATACATCAGATAACGATGCTGGAGATATTACATTCCAATGGCAGGTATCTATCACAGGTGGTGCGTCATGGTCTAATGTTTCTACAGGTTCTGGTGGTACTACTGCAACATATACTACTGCTACATTAACTACAACAGAAGATGGTTACCAGTATCGTTGTTTACTCTCAGCACCTGGTGCAACACAAGTACCATCTAATGCTGCTACATTACAAATCGAAACTGTAACAGTTGTAGTATCAACTCAACCAACACCCCAGACAGTTGATGAAACTCAGACAGCAACATTCACCTGCTTAGGTGGTGTTACTATGAACCCTGTGGGTGGTAATGCTGCATCATCATCATTCGAGGTAGATCAATTTGATACTCCTGCTGGTGGTGGCGGTGGAGGATTTGAAGGTCAATCACATCACGAACCTTCAGTAACATACCAGTGGGAGAAATCAGATGATGGTGGTTCCAACTGGGCAACAGTTGGTAGTGCTACGTCAGCCTCATATACAACTGCTGCAACAACATATGCTGTAGATCATGATGATCAATATCGTTGTGTTATATCTGCGGTAGGTGCTGCTGCTCCAGCCACAACAAATGCTGTTGCTTTAACAGTTCAAAGAACATATTCTATTACAGCACAACCATCTAACGTAACTGCTAATGAAGGTGGTACTGCAAACTTTGCAATAACCACATCCACAAGTAGTGGATCCGCAACCTATCAGTGGGAAAGATCTGACGATGGTGGTTCAAACTATGTGACTGTAGCAGGTGCAACTGCTGCATCATACACAACACCTTCATTGGTATATGCTAATGATGGTGACGATCGTTATCGTTGTGTAGCATCTCTTGTTGGTGCAGCTGCGAGTATCACTTCTAACTTTGCAGTATTAACTGTTCTACGTGTTATCACTATCGGTACACAACCTCAATCACAGGCTGTTATCGAAGGTGGCACTGCAACATTTAATATTGTTGCTTCTATTACCAGTGATGTAATTTCATATCAATGGCAGAAGTCTGTTGACAGTGGTTCTAATTGGTCTGCTATATCTGGTGCTAACGCAACAACATATACTACACCTGCAACAACATATCCAACAACTCCATCTGAACAGTTCCGTTGTGTACTTACCAACGCAGCTGCGACCTCAGTAACTTCTACTGCTGCAACATTAACAGTTAATGAATCTGAATTTGTAGAAGCAGCTACTGGTATTGTTGTCAATATAGACCCAACAACTAACTTGACATTCAATAGACAACCTACATTTACAGCAGACGCATTTGTATCACAGTATGCGGGGTCAACTCATTCAGCATCTTGGTGGTTAATTAAGAGAACATCTGATAACGCAGTCATATATGATACTGCTGCTATCACAGTTCCTGATTTATCACAGGGTGATACTGGTAACTTGACTACATTTACAGTGCCAGCTGGTACACTTGACTTCCAAACAACTTATTCAATTCAGGTTAAGTATAAAGATAACGCAGGACTATCAAGTAATTACTCGACTGCTGTACAGTTCTCTACTCCTGTTGTAGACCAACCAAATATACAAACTATTACTCCCGCATTTAATCCTACTATCAATGTTCTAACACCAGAATTTAAGACTGGTTATGGACATAACTCTACTGACTGGCAGTTCTCACAGGCAGAAACATTCACTACTATTGTACATCAATCGTTAGGAAACTCTACCAACCTACTGTCATATACATTACCAGGTGACGTTACACTGTTACCTACAACTACATATTATGTAAGAGCGAGATTTAACGTCGATACAGTCTAATGGCAAAACCAAGTAGTAAAGCAACTCTAGCAGAGTATGCTTTAAGAAAACTAGGAGCACCAGTCCTAGAAATAAACGTAGATGATGATCAGATAGATGATCTGATTGATGATGCTTTGCAGTTTTTCCAAGAGAGATCTACTGACGGTTATATAAGAACGTTCTTGAAGTATAAGTTTGATCAAGCAACTATAGACTTGATGAAGACTGACACAACTACCACAGTGACACAGGTAGGTGCTAGACAACCAGAGTTTCTTGAGCAGAATAATTTCATTACCATGCCTGAGCATGTTACCTCAGTCATTAAGATATTTGATTTCACATCTAAGAATACTACTAACCTATTTGACGTAAGATACCAGTGGAGATTGAATGATCTCTGGGATCTAACTCAGACTGAGATTCTTACATATGAAATGGTAAACAGAAGATTAGAAGATATATACTGGTTACTAGAAGGACAGAAACAAATCAGATTCCAAGCAAGAGGAGACAGACTTTACATGGATCTTGACTTCAAGACTGATGTAAACGATGGAGACTTTATAGTCTTTGATGCTTACAGAGCATTAGATCCTTCTACATTTACTACACTATATGATGACATCTTCCTCAAGAGATATACCACACAACTTATCAAGAGACAGTGGGGACAGAACTTATCTAAGTTCCAAGGAGCACAGTTGCCAGGTGGTATCACTATGAATGGTGATCAGATATATCAACAGGCACAAGAGGAGTTGAATAAGATAGAAGATGAGATGTTGACTAAGTATGAAATGCCCCCAATGGATATGATCGGATAATGGCAAGAAACGTATTCTTCACACATGGTACTCGTAACGAGCAGTTCCTTCAGCAGAATCTTGTTGAGGAGTATATCAAGATGTTTGGTATGGATGTGTTATACATTCCTAGACAACTGATAGCAAAAGATAATGTGTTCAATGAAGAAGTAGTATCACAGTTCGATGATTCATATATTATAGAAGCATACCTAGAGAACTTTGATGGGTTCCAAGGTGGTGGAGATCTATTGACAAAATTTGGTATTAGACAGACTGATGAGATAACACTGGTTATTTCACAGCAGAGATTCAGTGATCTTATCTCACAGTTCCTACTATTAGATCAGGACATAGAGGTAGGAGAAAGACCACAAGAAGGAGATTTAATATACTTCCCACTATCCTCAAACTATTTTGAGATCAAGTTTGTAGAACACGAAGAACCGTTCTACCAGTTAGGTAAGAACTATACCTACAAACTGAAAGCAGAACTCTTCGAGTACAGCGACGAAGGTGGAGAGTTCTTCGCAGGAGACGACGAGATGATAGATACAGGCTATACTGTACAATACTATTATCTTGTATCACCTGGTCAGTCAGCATCTGCTACACCACTATTAACTGGCGATGTAGTAACACAGGCTGTCGTCAATACAAATGGTTCTAAATACAACTTCACTCCTACCGTGACTGTAACAGGTGATGGCACAGGAGCAACAGCACATGCTGAAATGATAGTTGTGAACGTGGGTGGATCAA